AATATTGTCTTGACTAGAAGAAGGGTGAGCTAGAAACGCTGGTTGTGATGGCATAGTAACTGCACCTGTGCTGTCAATAGTCAGTTTAGCGTCAGCTATACCAGCGTTCACATCGCTATTAACTCCGTTCACACAAAAGTTTAATGAACCAGTTCCTCTAGTCCCAGGATCATCTCTTTTGAAGATAATAGCACCCTTCATTCGGCTGTCTAAATTCTGAGAATCTGTCTTAAACATTAAGGATGCAAGACTACCAACGGTGTCAGTGTCAGCGTGGATTAACATCTTTGAATTACCACTGCTTACCACATCTAACTGGGTAAATGGTGCTAAAGTAGTCCCAATTGCCACTTTGCCACCTTTAAAAGTAGCTTGCACACTACCACCAGCATAAATTTGGGTAGCGTTTAGAGTTGAACTTCCAGTACTGCCTAGTCGTGTAGCATAACCACCATCAAAAGAATCGTAACCGATCACTGGGTGCCCAGCAAGTTGCATTCCAGCTCCAACGTATGCTGTGCCTGACAGATGTAGGTCTTTCCAACGCACGTTTGAGGCACCTAAGTTTACGTCTGCATCGTTATAAGCACCAGCGTTTGTTGCTGGCAACAGAGCATCAGTTATTTTAATACCTTTTCCAGATGAGCCGTGAGAACCAATATAAGGGTATGAGCCATTTGCACCAATACTACCTACTGTTGCATTATCTTTATTAAAGTTTAAAATACCACCGTCATTACTAGTTCTATTTAATGTTAAAGGTTCACCACCAGAACGGCCTAAAATCGTAACTCCACCTGACCTAAACTCTTGACCTACTGTACTAAAAGATGAGCTAGTCTTACCTATTAATACGGTTCCAACATCTGTGATTCTAACACGTTCATCTGAACCAGTAGCAAACCTCATATAATTACTAGCGTGGCTATACCCGATATAACCTCTGTATCTTTCACCACCAGAAGTTCCGTCTGCCATCATCAAATAATTTTCACCATCCGATGGACATACCATAGTAATCCCACCCTCATTAGGAGTGCTTACAACTAGCTGATTACCATAATACGAAGAGGCGTTGTTTAAACCAATTCCCACTCGGCCTGAGCTGTCTATACGCATAACTTCTGCGTCATTAGTAGCAAATTTTATTATTCCGCTTGAAACATTCCATATTGCAAAATCGTTAGTTTGCCTTGATAGGTAAGTTCTGTCTGAACCTGAGATACCCCCGAAATAAATTTGTCCATCACCATTACCTGACGTATCTACTAAAATTCCGTTGTTGCCTACAACATGTAGTGGGGTAGAAGGGCTTGTGGTTCCAATTCCCATTCCTGTAGCTGTTACGGTTCCAGCAAAGGTAGCACCAGTTGAATTGAGAGTTAGTCTATTTGTGCCTCCAGTAGAGAAACCAAGTACATCACTGGAGCTTCTATACATTCCCGTGTTTGTGTCATCGACAAATTGGTACGCTGGAGAACTCGCTGTTCCATTGCCTAATCTAGTAAGGCCAGTGATAATTGCGTTTCCGCCAACATGGAGCTTTTGAGAAGCGTCTGCAATATTTATGCCAAAATTACCAGTGCTTCGAAGTATCATATGGGGAGCATCAGTTTCATACTTATCTCTGTTGGCGTAGAACTCCAGATCCATCTCTGTACCACCAGAACCATCAGTTCTTGCTTTTATCCCAGAATAATGTGGAGGACTTCCAGAAGTGTCATCGTTTCTAAAAGCTAAACCACCAACAAAAGCATTGTCTCCAAGAGTAGTTGAAGTGTTAGTAAGTTCTAGTGTAGAGCCACTGGTGCTTCTTACTTTTAAACTACCGCTATCAACATTTAAATCACCACTCATAGTATCGCCAGCAACGTCCACGAATTGAGCGTTTGCCTGGGTCTTTGTCCAATGATCGGCTAACGTAAATGTTCCATAGCCGATAATATCAACAATATCATTTACAGCGGCACCAGAAGCTAGAACGACAGTGGAGCCATTTGTAGCGGTAAAGTCAGCAGTATTTTTAAGTTTTACACCATTGAGGTACACATCGACATAACCGGAATCATAAGTAGCGCTAAATGTCGTTTGTCCTGCGGTTGCTGTATAAGAGTAACGATTTGATGTGCCGTTTACAGATGATCCCGCATTTGTCCAACCCGAACCCCCATAAACTTTCATGGCAGTCGCTGTTGTATCAAAATAAAGATCACCTAGATCAAGCGCCGACCCGTCTGGGTCTTGGGAGGGAGCACTACTTAATGCCCCAAGATATTGGTTTTGAAATGTTGAAAGCGAAGCCGCCGCAGAAGTTGCTGAACTTGCCGCAGCAGTTTGAGATGAGGCACTAGCAGTTTGACTTGAGGCAGCCGCAGTTTGGCTTGCCGCCGCCGCCGTAGCAGAGGAAGCTGCTGCTGTAGCTGATCCAAGAATAGTATCAACATATGTTTTTGTAGTTGCATCTGTATTTGCTGTTGGGGTACCTAATCCGGTAATCTTTTGATTGCCCATAGCTAATGCCCCAGACAGTGTACCACCCGTTAGGGCAAGGCGCGTATCACGTTGGGTATCAGTATAAGCTTTTGTAGCCACATCTTGGGCGGCTGTTGGGTCACCAGCACCAGTGATCTTGTTTGTAGACATAGCAAGAGCGCCTGTAAGCGTCCCACCCGCTAATGGTAGTTTTGTAGCAATACTGTTTGTTACTGTTGTGCTAAAGCTATCATCATCATTAAGAGCGTCTGCAAGTTCGCCAAGTGTATTTAGACCAGCTCCCGCATCACCTACGAGAGTAGATATCTCATCATCTACATATTTCTTAGTTGCAGCATCAAGATCTGCACTGGGCGCTGTTAAATTTGTAATTGTAGCGGAAGTGCCCGCGTTCATATTTAAGTTACCATTAACAGTAACATTGTTAAATGAAGATGTGCCAGAAGATGCAGTGACATTTCCTGTTAGGTTACCAGTTACGTTCCCAGTAACTGCACCCGTGACGTTGCCCGTTACATTACCAGTAACGTTTCCTGTAAGAGTGCCTGTAATGCCACCAGAAGAGGTTAAAGTAGTAAAAGCACCCGAACTAGCAGATGATCCACCAATTGCTGTTCCGTCTACTGTGCCGCCGTTTATATCAACTGTAGCAAGTGTGGCTTGTCCTGTTGTAGTTACGGTTGTAAATGATGCTGCTGCTTTGCTTGCATTACCAATTACTGTGCCATCAATGTTTCCGCCATTAATATCCACGCTTGCCAGTGTTGCTAATCCTGTAGTGGATGCTGTAGTAAACGCGCCTGTTGAAGCAGCGTTAGAACCAATAGCCGTGCCATCAATATTACCAGCGTTTATATCTACTGTCGCAAGGGTACTTGTTCCTGATGCTGTAAGGGTGGTAAAAGTAGCTGGTTGAGCGGTTGAGGCGCCAATAACAACGTTATCCATTGTTCCTGAGTTAATATCCGCAGAGGTCAAGACAGCGGTAGCAATATTACCAGTGGTTACGTTTGCTGTACCTAGTGTGGTAACACCAGTAACACCCAAAGTGCTTGTTACTGTTAAAGTCCCACCAATTGCCGTATTGCCCGCAGAACTTATTCCGCCCTGTAAGAATATATCTTGAAATTTTAAACTGGCGCTACCAATATCAATTGAATTGGTTGTGACTGGAAGTATAGAATTACCTGAGTGGATCGTTACAATCTCTCTCCAAACTGCTGCACCAGTTGAATTACCTACACATAAATATACACGCCCCGTATTTGTGTTTTCCCAAATAGAACCAGGGGCATATCCATCACCACTATCATCCCCAACACCTGGAGTAGTGGTTGCTGTTGTATTATTTTTACCTCCGACACCACCATGCGCTGCTGGCAAGTACCCAGACACGCTTGTTGTTAAAACAATTTTTGGAGCGCTACCTGTTGATCCATCATGCGCGTGACCAGTTGTTGCATGAAATGCCTCTACTAATTTGTTAAATTCCGCGTTTAATGGTGGCGCTGTAATATCAGCCCCATTAATTATTGTTGCAGTGGATTGTCTAGTGTAGCCCGCCATTTGTTAAGCTCTCCCTGATACAGAAAATTCGAAAACAATACCTTGGATTGTGTGAGATGCTTCTTGGCTCACAGTCACAAAATTGGCCCTAGCACTAAAGCCAGAGCCTTGAATATCGCTTGTCATAATTGGTTTAGATGCACCGCCGTAAATGACGTTAGCGCCATTATACGTAATGTTACGCCCAGCAAACACGGCTGGGGCACCAGCACTATCTTGGGAATATGTACTAGGTCGGCTTGAATCACCGCTCCCCCAATCATATGCCATTGATAAATTCATTGTCATTGGGCCTTCCGCCCTTATAAAAGTATTAACTTTTCGTAATGTTTTTCGGACTTCGGTTTCTCCAAAATCCAAGTATGGAGTTTGATATACGCTTACGATATCTGTCCCATTAAATGAGTTACCAGATTCTTGCCTATATACTTTACCATCATGGTCACCGTGCAGAATATACTCTGTGGTACCGATATAATCAGAGGTGCAGCAAGAAGCCCGTATTCCAAGCAACTCTCCAAATTCCCATTCTATTGATCCAGAACTATCAGATAGGCCGCCTATTATTCCGTAACTATCCGTAACTGGTACAGTACTACCCCCAACAAAATACCGAACTTGAGACTTAGATCTAATGACAACACCATTAACTGTTGTTAAATCATAGTTTTCGATTAAATCTACTAAAGCTCCTTGAATGGGTTTTGAAACTGTTTCAAGTTCCACGTCCCCAATTCGACTAGTACCCGCAACGGGTCTGAAACCATCCGGCGCTAAAAATAATAAATCTCCACCAATTTCTAAGACACTATCTCTAGCAACACATCCCACATTTGCGGTTACATTATCTAAAACAAATGCATTACTTACAACCTTTACACTTTTGATTGCGTTAGTGCCGAATACAAATAAGTTATCTCTAAATGGTTTAATCTGAACAACATTAAATCCAGTTACAACTTGTCCTGCACCCGCTGCTGTTGTGAAAGTTAAAGGATCTTTTGCTGCGGAATGTGTTATAACAGCCTTACTTGTTCTGTCCCCTGCTAGAAATAAATGATTTTCAAATACATCTACGAGCTCTGGTGCATTAACAACTTGATTGCCACCTGGGCTCGAACTACCACCAGAATTAGAGCTATTGATTGCATACCAATTTGTTCCATTAAATACGGTCGCATTATTGACCCCGTCTACAAAACAAATCTGACTACCTGTGCCAAAATCAAATTGTACAAATCTAATCTTATCAACTGTTCTAGAACCACTTGTAACAGCTAGAGTAAGTCCGGTGTTTAAGACTGCCCAACCAGAACCATCTACATATTTCCAAAACGAGTAGGTATTACCTGATGCATTTTTTCGTGCAGCTATTAAATATGGATTTCCAATGTGTTCATTTTTATAAATTGCAATGCAGTAAATTTTACCAGTACCAACCCCGCCAACGCCAACTTCTGGGTATGAAGCATTATATGGGGCAAACCCATTGATACGACGATAGCCGCCAAAAAGTGACGGCTCGTAATTGACCAATCTTGTGGCCGCACCTGGTTTGTTGTCTGATAAATCTAAATGATTTTCATTAGAGTTCAGACCGCCAGAGCATATAACTTTGAACGACTGGGTTTGTTCTGGCATTAGAACCTTACTCTGGTATCACGCACATATTCGTAATTGTTGATATACAAGGTTTGTAAATTTTTAAGACCATCAGCAAACGCCGCGTAGGCTGCTTGTGAGGCTTCAAGGTTATCTTTAAATTGATACATTTGATATAATGCACCATCGACAATACAGGAATCGAAGTTTGTGGGTATACGACTTACATCTCCCGAATTGATTAAATCGCTATGTGTTAAATAATATCTATACTTCACGGAGTAGGCTGCATCAGGACTTTCAGTTACACCAAAGCCTGATCCGTGTGAGGGAAATACATATTGAGGTATACCTCTTCCAGCGCTTCCAGCAGTGTAATCATCATCTCTATGATATTGATACCACTCATCGCGCTCTAAATATTTTAATTGTTTATAGGATGAGTTTAACGACGCATCCTCAACAATTTGAAAACTATTCCAATCAGAAACTTTAAAATAGGTCGGCCAAGTGTATTCCGTTTGGCCGGCAACAAGAACTTGAGTATGTTCAGCCGCATTAAAAGGCCACTCAAATTCAGCTTGATTAATTTTGGCAATAGAAAACTCAACAGCATCCTTAACAAGAGCTTGTACCCCTCTAACATTTGCAAAATCTGCTTCTGCAATTTCGACTTCGTTCAATCTTCTTAAAACAAGATTACAAAGTGTAATATAAGAACTGGCCATGAAATACCTTTAAGTGAAAAGGGGCCAGCGTGAACTGGCCCCCAACTTTTAAGAGTGGATGTTGTAGTTACAAGTGAACAAAGCTTCTGGTCGAAGTATTTTTCTACCATAAAGATTAGCACCCCTAACAACATCTGCGAAAGATGTTGGAGAGCGGAAAGTCTCTACTTTGTTGATTTGTTGCGCTGTAGCTACAGAGCTGTCATGTCCAGCAACTGCCACACTAAAGTTGGTTTCAGAACCCGCTGCTGCGGCTGTTCCTGCACCGTTACCTAAGTATGGTACGTTGTTTGACTTATAGACACGGAACCCACGAATAAGACCTGGCATTCTGCCATTTCTCATTTCATCAGATCCACCAAAGTCACGATTGATGAGTTTTGAATCCTCATCCATTAGTACTTCAGCAAATACTGGATCTACTACGAGCCATCTGCCATCAGACTCAACATTAGCTTGATCCATCATACGTGAAATACGATTTAGGATTGCTAACGGTGATGTAATGCCACCAGCTCCGCCGCCCGCCAAGATTGGCACGGATGTAACTTCGGATGTGCCGCCGATATCAGAACCACCGAAATCAGTGATGTCTAATTTATTGGCTGCAAGCAATTCGTCGTTACCAGCAGAAGAGTTTGCTTTTGTACCGCTGATATCACCAGAAGCAGAACGTCTAGCCCAAGAGCCGGCGCTGCCTTTCCAACCAGCTAGATAACCTAGTACTTCTTCGTCGTACTTGTCTCTAATAGAGTATCCAGCACGATCTGAAGCAAGATCAATCCAGTTGATATGGGTGAAATGCTCTTCCAAGTCGTCTAAAGCGAACTGAAAATAGTTTGCTTTATCAACAACCATTGTGAAATCGGTGTCAGTCAATGCTTGTGTAGCAAGGGCTGTACCTCTTTCAAGAGCGGTTACTGTTATGCTTGGCTCCTTAATAATTTTAACTGAGTCGCCAAATGAACTTATGGTTCCGAAATAATCGGAATTTGTGATGTCCTCTACGGTAGAGCTCTTGCGTAATGCAAGTTGCGCTTTTTTAGCGTACAGGACAGGACTAAAGCCACCACCAGAAAACTGGGAATAGCCAGATGCTGCCGCAATTGCCATTGTATTACTCCTTTATAAGTGAAATGGCTGAGAACCCAGAATTAGGCTCTCTTCAAGACACAGAAGTTTTTATTCAACAAGTGGCAGTAGGGAGTATGGGTGCAGTTATCTAGCAGATGCCTCCGCCGAATAATTGGGCCAAACCTTTACTGGTAGACTTACGTAAAATTCTTCTGAAGTGTTTTTAAACGAAAGGGTAGGCAGACGCGGCCTTTTGTTTAAAAGTTAAAGTAACAGACATCGCATAATACCTGTTACTTTAAATATTATAGCACAAGTATTGCTAATATAGCAACAATTATCGTGCTGATCCCGTTATGTCGTAGTTAAAAGTTCCATCATCGATAGACTTTCTAATAGCCTTATCATTCTCTGCAAACTCTTTATCTGACATGTTGTTAATTTGAGATTCACTAAATGCTGCTTTAGTTTTGGTAGTAGGTGCTGAACTTGATGTTCTTCCTACTGAAGCAGCAGCAGATTTGGGTGATTTTTTAACTGTACCCTGGTCTGCTTTATATAAATCAATTGCTCGACTAGCGGCGCGTGCATCTGTATTATTTTTATATAATGCATCCGCTATATAAGAAGGCTGTTCAGCAACCCATTCATGGAACACGGGATCTTGCCGTATTTCAGAAAAATCAGGATGTGCTTTCATAAGCTCCTGTTCAGCCTCTTTACGAGTAAGCTTTGTTTCTAAGTCACGCAATCCAGCCAACCTTTTCTCACCCTCTTCGAGAGCTTCCGCAGATCGTTTACGTGCTATGGTATCAATAACCTGTGCTACGTCTGGATATTTCTTTTCCCACTGTTTTATCTCTTCATCAGTTTTGGGATACTTAATTTGTGCTTTAGAAGCGACTTCGAGCTGGCGTCGAGTGTCTGCTATTTGTTTATCCTTTTGGGATAAGAGCTGCTGGGAATGCCTTCGTAGGTCGGCATACCTTTTCTTAAACGTGATCTCCTCGCCAGAAACAGGTTGAGCATTCTCTGAAGCCTCAGTAGTCTGTTCAGTGCCCTTTGCCATTTCTTCTGAATAAGATAAATCATTTTCTTCGTCTGCACGACTGTATTTCTTTCTTGCCATCATAGTACTTCTTTCTGGGGGTCGCTTCCGCGAGTGGCCCGTTATTGAGTATAAGCGTACTTTTGTTTGCGTACACCACCAACTCGGTTTTTAGGAATTGAGGGATACTCTTCTTCCGTGTTTTCAAGATTGTCTTCTACAATAATTGTAGCGACTTCGATTGCATCACCCTCCATCTCCTCTTCCTCATCGCTATGATAACCAGAGCCATCACAATGAGTGCATTCTTCTCCGTCTACTTCACCAGTGCCCTTGCAAACCGGACATTCAATTTTACCTTCTTCTTCTTCGGGAGCTTCTTTCTCTTCGCCTTGGATTAACCCTTCAGAGTGCATACCCATTAAGCCCATGTTGGCTTCTTCCATTAAACCCATAATATGTTTAAGGCCGTGGTATTTTACGACGTGGGCTGGAAGAACAAACTCATCGGTACTCAACTTGGCATCAATATCATCACGGACATTCTCCGCAGAAGAACCTAAAGGAATTTCATTTCCAGACTTTTCATCGTAACCCATGATACCGCAAGCCATGCCTCCATGAGCCATACCCATGTCTTCATCTTCAACAAGCTCGTTTTTCTGTATCGCATCAGCACGACTTTTTTCGTATGCCGATAATTCACCATCCTTATCGATGTCTGCTTTCTTATCATCCCGTTGGTTGCTTTTATTTGCCATGTCTAATCCCTCTTGTGTGGTTATGCCTTTACGGGCAGTCGCTATGCCGCCTAAAGCAAAGCCTTCCATTGTTTCTGTTGTTTCACTTAATTTTTGACGCGCTTCTTCGCTTGAAACTGGTTTCATTTCTTTATGTAAAATAGCATCCTGTAATTCTAATGCCTCTACGCCTTCCGGCCCTGCTGGGGCTTTTGGCCAACTAACGCCACTGCTAATTGCACGCTCGATAGCTGCTTCTCGATCTAATATTTGCCCATCCCAAACCGTAGGAATTAATGTTTCTTCTCCATCAATCTCAACAATAATTGTAAAAACTGTAGATAAAGAACCGTCCTCGTTTTGGACAGCAGTTCCATTAGCTATGTTTTCGTAATGATGTTTTAATATTGAATCCATTACCTTAAAACTCCTAAATTGCTGGGACTAAAAATGCCGTCATCAATATTTTCTGCACCTCTAAAATACATAATGTCTACAGGTATTGTTTCCCTATTACTTTCAAGCGCTTCAATTATTCTATGATTACCCTCTGCCACAAAGGGAACTCCATCTTCCCGCACATAAATTCTTACTGGGGATGATAAATATCCTTTTTCTTTGATAGATTTTCTAAGGGCATCTATCTTACTTGGATCTGGACGATATAGTTCCTCAAAAGAAGCCCCCTTAATTCCAGCAAGCATTTGTGGTTCAAGCATTATGCTTTTATCAAGCCATGCTGTATTACCTTCACTATTACCAAAATTTGCTGTAAAAGTATTTGGGGACGCTTCATCACGTTCTTTTTTTGCTTTTTTTAATTTTCTTTCAAGCCAATCCCCTCCAGGATTGCTAACTTCTAATTTTGGAGGGTTCATTAAACCTCCCCAATACTCATCTGTAGTAGATAAATTGGGTGTAGCTTTGGGTGGTTTATTAATGCCACTACCAATCAATGATACGTCATCCCACATGAGAAACTCTGGGTCTACGTCAAGATCTAAGCTTGGGCGCCTTGCTACTCGTTCTGCATTTGTTAGATTACGACGGTTTTGAGTTAGTCTGGCCATTGCCTCGCCAAGATTTGCTCTATACACAAAAGAAACTAAATCCATTCCAAGTAAACTTTCTTGGTCTTTTACGGGCATATTTTTTAAATTAACTATGTTTTGAGTTGTCTCAAAATCATTTACTCTTCCAAGAAGTCCTGGTGTTGGAGATTTTGCATATCTAACTTTTTCTACTAAAGTCATTATAGAGGGAGATGATAGTAATTCATCCACCACCTCATCTGTATTTTTTATTTTTGGAAAAATCTCTTTTAATTTATTTGATAGAGAAGATTTATAATTTGTTGGATCAACAGTAGCCGCCAATTCATCTATGGAAGATAACATTTCAACAAATCTCTTATGCTTAATAAAGACGGGTTTAAAGGTAGTACCTTTATATCTTACACCTCCAACCCTATCTAAGATCATTTCTAATTCAAAAGTTTGTTGATTGCCTCCATCTTCTACAAAGATTGCATCACGTTGCTTTTCATTTCTTCGTATAATTCGATTAATAGCATAATGTGCTTTGGCTGTATTAGAACCTGTTGCTAATTCGTCCCCTACATCCTGTAAATAGTGTTGAACTTCGTGTAATGTAGTACTCCACTCGTTATCACTATCCAGCCTTTTATAAGCATTAATTTGGCTTTCTTTGTTTTTTAGATTTTTTTGAGGAATTTTTGTACCATCATCCAAACGGTTATAAGGATAATATACACCCACATAACCGGAATTTTTTGGCTGTGCTTGAAAACCAGCCTGTGCTGTGGGCATTAAATCTGGATCGATATAATCATAAAGCTCTGGATGGTTAAGGACTTTATCTAATGGCCCTCGTTTAAGTAAGGGCCGATTAGTATAAGCGCTTTTTGTAGAGGTATCTGTTACTTCTGGTGCGGGAACAACTTCGTCGGTAGTGTTGATAGCTGCTTTATAATCCGCATCCAACTTTGCCAGTCTTTTTTTAGCCGTTTCAGTTGTGATTTGGCCAGTTTGTAATAACATAAAAATTTCATTTTCACTGGCTTTTTTAGTAATTTTTAAATCTTTTAGTTTATTATTATCTACCTGTTTACTAATATTAGACTTTGTTAAAGGTGGCTCATCAAAATTATCGGCGGGTTTATCCATGCGGGTATTAGCAATTACTGACCGACTGTCATCAAACTCTTGGAAAGGTCTTTTCCCAATAAAATCAGTTTGAGTTTCTCTCCAAATTTCATCTGGTGATGCTCCTTCTTTGCGCATCTTTTTAGCAGTTTCAAATTTTTCTTTATCAAAGCCTTTGTTCTTTAGGCCAAGGAACATTCCCAAAGAACCTTTTGGCCTTGATCCAAATGCTGAACCACCAACCATAAACCCAGATAAATCCGCTATATCTCCGTATGTAACGGCTTCTTCCCGCTTTCCGCTTAACACATCCCCTGGTAAAGAAATGATATCCCAGAACCCTTTAGCAGCCGCTTTCCCTACATCTAATACTTGATCAAAACTTGGTAAAAATGGATCTTTGGCATATTCTGTTACAGCAGGAATAACGTCTTCTCTAATTTTTTGATTTGATGTTCGTTGATCTTCTGCCAATGACACGGTGTACTGTTGCCCAGTCATCGTTTTATAGACTGCGTTTCCTAACTCATCAAAGCCAACCTGTATGTCGTTATCAGATGAGCCAATGGGACGCTGAAAAAACGGCACGTTAGATATGTTCAATACAGAGTTTAATCTATCCGCCACTATTTAGAGCCCTTTATAACTTCTTCTCGCAAAGTAGAAAAACGACGCAATTCAGCAATTGCCCCTTGTATTTCTCTCATACGATCTGTTTCTTTAGTTGTTTCTAGCAAAACGTGATAATGCTCGATCCTAGCCTTTGCATAAGATTGAAGAATCTCATATTGCTCTTTGGTATTTACCAAAAAGAGCATGTCTCGGTATAATGACTTATTCATTATTGTAGTGGCTGACCATTAGCGGGTTGTGGGGGTGGTGCGACGGCTCCACCATTATCTCCGCCTCCAGTGCCAGTGAATCCCTGTGCTTGTGGTTCTGGAGGCGCGCCAGGTGCTTGCGCTCCGGCGGCAGGGGTAGGTTGTCCACCTTCTTGGGGTGGAGGAGCTGGTTGTTCTGGCATCAATGATTGTATTTCTGCCATCATTTTCGCTTGTATGGTCGCTTCTCTAGGATCGTTTAGTATTTTATCCTCATCTAGATCCATAGATGCAGCTAATTCTCTCAATATATAATCATATTTAATAAATGGTGCCATTTGCTGATTTGCACCCATTTGCATGAATTGTATCAGTCTCTGGCTGCGTATTTCGTTACGCATTAAGCTTTCTGTGCCCCGTGCCTTAACATCTAGGTCACCAATGAACGCTTTATCAAAGTTAAACTGCATGTTGAAGGCAAATAGAGCCTTTCCAAGGGGTGCTAAAAGGAAATCATCTAAATTACGCACCACAGCTTTAATATTTTGTGCAGCAGCCCCTAACATCATAGACATACCTGATGCTGTACGGCCAATACCTCCAACAGCACCCGATCCGTGTGAATAAGAGGGTATACCTGTAGCTTCGTCGGCAAGTTGTCTGCTTTTATCAAACATCATAAGCAGTTCCTGAGACACGTTAGGGAATTTAGTGCCAAACAGTGCTTGACCAGGGGCACCCGCTTGTCTTCGGAATACTTTTCCTGGGTAGATGCTAAGATCTTGGCCAGGGACTAAGTTTGTTTCATCAATTTCGATTAACAGGTTGCCAGAAAGTGCACCGTTGTCTACGGCCATCCGCATAAAGCCATTCATAAGCAATTGTGTATCGCTCATGTTTTCAGCAACACC